AATACAAGACAGAGATCAACAAAGTTTGGGTAGGTTTATAGATGATAATAAACTTAACGAAAGAGGATTTATGCCAGCTAATATTTTTAATGTTGGATTATTAAGAAAACAAGCTAGAGAGTTTGGTTTTGGTGTAAAAGAAGCAAGGTTTAGAGAGGGTTATAGAGCAGGTGAAATCTCTGGATATTATTTAACAAAAGGAGGTAGATTTTTTAACCCAAGGGCTAGATATCAAATACTTAATACTGACAACCCTGTAGATATAGTAGTAGATGCAAGAAAGAACAATCTATCTGAAGCTGCTATAAGAATAGCTTTAGATGCTTCAGGCTTAAAAAAAGCTGAAATAGAAGCTGCAATAGAAAACGCTGATTTTTATGCTGACATTAGTGCTGAAGTTCCTTCTGCATTTAAAATTGTAGGAGAAAAGATAGGGGGAAAATTATATAACAAAGTAATTGATTTTGTAAAAGAAAAAAACATTGACAACGCTAAGCCTAACAAAAGAAAGTCAGCAAAAGAATTAGCAGTTGATTCTGTTAACAAAAGAGAATTTTTAACTAAACAAGCAAAATTAAAATCTAATGAGCAAATTGAATCTTTAGTCAATGAAGAAGAAAAAAGACTTAAAGGATTAAAGAAAAAACTTTTACCAGCTGAAATAAAACAAAAAGTAAATAAAAAATTATTTGCTTTACAGCAGGAAAATCAAGACAAACTAAACAGAATAGATGATAGGGTTTTAAAGTTTGAACAACAACAAATATCTAAAAATGACAAACTGGCTGAAAAATTAACAAAAGCTGATATAATAAATTTAGCTGTTGAAGTTTTACAGAATGACCCAACTTATATTGATGCTAAAGGTAAGAAGCAAGGAAAGTCTGATTTGCAAAACTTAATGGTTGATCAGTTATTGGCTAACCTAGCTACTAAAGCTACAACCAATGTAAATAAAAAAATACTTGACGCAAAGCTAAGAGTAAAAAAAGTATTAGGAAATAAAAAAACATTAACTAAAAAAGAAATATTCTATACTCAAACTCAATTAATAAATTTAGTTAAGCAAACTATTCCAGCGGCTATATTTGAAACTGCAGCGGTGCAAAATTTACTTAAACAAATAAGAGATGTTGCTAAGCCTGGACGAAATGTTAATGATGTTGTTAATATTATTAGTGGAGAAATTAATACTATTAATAATAAGTATTTGTTTTCAGAAATAGAAAACATATTAAATAAATCTTATACACAAAAAGCTGGAGGTGTTGTAAAAGCTAAAAAAGTTACTGGAAATATATCAGATAGAATAAAAGGTATATTAAAAAACACTTTAATAAACGAAAACAATAAATTAGAGATATCAGAGCTAAAAGAACAAGTAACTTTAAAAAATTCTGCTCTTCAGGATTTAATAAATACTAAAGAAAAGTTAGTTAAAACAACTCCAGAAAGTGCAGAAGAGTTAATAAATGAAATAGCAGATTTAACTATAGCTATGCAGATAAATAACTCTTTAGTGATGGACAATACTAATAATAAAAAAGTAATTGAATTAAGTGGAATATTAGAAAACTTAGAAGACCTTGTTTTGGGTGGTGAATCAGCTTTAAAATTACTTCTAAAAAACCAGCAGCAGCAGCACATGGATAATGTTAATGCAGCTTACGAAGCTATTACAGGTAAAAAATTAGATCTTTCTGTTAGTGAAAATGTTAAAATAGCAAACAAAGCAATATCTGATGCTGGTAAATTAAAAGAAAGAAAGTCAAAAAGAATATTTGTAATTAGTAGAGTTTATACAGCTTTAGCAGATGCAATAAAAGGCTTAAGAACAACAGCTTCTGATATATCTTTATTGATGGCAAAATTAGATGTTTTACCAGGTCAACTTTTTGGTGGCGTAATGCAAGAATTAGTTTATGAAAAAATTAATGAGTCAAGTTATGCTTTTAAACAATTTCAAATAGATAACAAAAAAATGCTTATTGATAAAGCAGTTGAGTTATTTGTAACTAAGAAATTTTTAGGTGTTAAAAAACCTAGCTTTATTCAAAGAAGACAGGCAAGAAAAGCATTGAGAAAAATGTCTGAAATAACAAGAACTCAAAAAGCAAATAACAAGACAAAGTTAGGGAAGTTGTTTAGCAAGTTAGGTGTTAGTGATATTTATAAAAGAATAACTAATGTAGGTAGGTTAGACGCTAAAGGAAATTCTATTTATAGAAATCAAGCGGCTGTTGATAAAGCTTTAGAGGCATATGAAAACTCTAAAGGAATAAAAAGAATAAGAAATAAAGCAATTCTTAGAGATGTAATGGATCAAGAAGTTTTTGATTATAATGATGCGCAAATGTATTATTTATATAATCAATATAAAGACCCTAACAATCACGTTAATTTTGCTATGAATCCAAGTATTGGAAAAGATCACGCAAGAATTATGAGCCAACTAGAAGAGTCTATGACTCCAGAGCTTAAAGCTTGGGCTGATTGGCAAGTAGAAGAAATGTATCCAATGTTATATGAAAGATATAATAATGTGTATAAGAAAATATACCATATTAATTTACCTTGGAATGAACAATACGGAGGAAGACTTTATTTAGAAGGAGTAGAAAATGATGCAGTAAGTTTAATAGGTAGGCCTAACATTTACTCTAAAGGAAAAGACACAAAAAGTGCTTCTTTGTTTAGCAGGGTACAACATAACAACCCTATACAAGTGGCAGATGGTAATAATGTATTAAGCACTTATTTAACTGATATGGACTGGTTTGCTTCTTATGCTGAAAACATAAATAGTATTAGTAAAATGTTTAGCAATCCAACAATTGAAGGAGCTATCAAAGCTAAAGAAGGAGACTTCTTTTATACTGCTATTGATAAAATTATAAATCAAGTAGCTGCCAGAGGTATTAATACTTCATTGTCAAATAAAATGATAAGTATTGCAAATAACTTTTTTATAGCAACTAGAATAGCTCTAACCCCAATCATTGCGGCAAAACAATTGCTTTCTACTTTTACTTATGTGTCAGATATAGGAGTATTAAATTGGTTTAAGATGGCAGGATTAATGACAGCTAATACTGCAACTTTTGGTAAGTTTGGTCAAGGTTTTGTTGGAGCTTCAAAAGAAGTTTTTGCTAATTCACCTTATTTAAAAGAAAGGTACAGTTCAGGATTTCAAAGAGTGTTAGAAGCTTATGGTGGTCAAAAAACAACCAGTTTATTACCTAATTCATACATGCAATTTATGATGAATTTTAATATGTTCTTCTCTAAAGCTGGTGATGCTGGTGCAATATTTATGGGAGGTATTCCAAATTATTTATATTATAAACAAGAAGCATTAAAACAAAATCCTAATCTAACTGATCAAGAGGCAATTAATATTGCTATTAATAAATTTCAAAAGTCTACTAAACAAACTCAGCAGTCGTCAGATTTACAAGATAAAGATATGTATCAAATGGGAGATTCTAGTTTAAGATTTCTTACTATGTTCAAGACAACACCTAAACAATATTTAAGAAAGTCTATGTACTCACAGTTACAAATGGGTAGAAAACTTAGGGCTGGATTTAATGCAATGTTTTTAGGTAAGAACCCTATAAAAGCTATGGCCGAAACAGGTAAAGGAACGTTTTTTCAAAATTTAAGAAATTATATGTTATATTATATGGTTATGCCAGTTACATTTCAATATATGTCAATGGGAATGCCTTTGCTTTTAAAACCAGATTTAGATGATGAAGACATTAATGATTTAGCTAGAGCAGCAGCTTTAGGTAATTTAGGTGCATTATTTATTGTGGGAGATTTGATAAAAGGATTTAGTGATTTTTACGTTGGAGATAAAGCTTATGCTGAAGACATTGGACAAGGCTTGCCAGTTTTTGAATTAGCATCTCAATTTAACAAAAAATATGCTAGATGGGAAAGATTAAAGCCAGGGCCACTAAAAGATGAGGCTCTGTTGCAACTTGTTGGTACAGGTTTAGATTTAGGTGGCTTGCCAGGATCTAAAGGTTTTCAAGCTGTGACTCATCTTAATAAAATAACAGGTGGTAAGACGAGTACTGACGTAGAAAATTTCATGCGTTCAATGGGATATAGTGAATATATTATAAACAAAAATGTTCCTGAAATAAATCGTCCACCAGCAAATTCTACAAGAGAAGAAGTTAGAGAGTGGAATAAAAAAAATAAACCCCCTAATGAGAGGACGAGAGCAGAAGTTGAGGCGGATAGAAAAAGAAATAAGAAAAACAAAAATAAAAGTTTACCTACCTATTAAAAAATGACAGCTTTTAACGAACATATGTGTATGGAATATAGCTATCAGATTCTGACAGGTCGTAAAACTTTTGAAGAAGTATTGGAAGAAGATGTAGATGACTTAGTTCTTATGTTTAATCCTAAAGAAAAAGTCATAGTAATGGTAGATGACATCTATGACATACTTATAGAATACTTTGTGACTCTAGAAGAATATGAAAAGTGCCAAGAAATATTAGAGGTAAAACAATTAGCTAAACTAATTCAAGAATGAAACATTCTTGGTCTTCTAACTTTTATTAAATCATAAGATTTAATAGACCTATTTCTTCCGTACTGTTCTAATGTTTTATCAATATTGTCAGTCTTAAGAATAACAGAATCTTTATCTCCAGAGTTTAAAGTATATTTTATTAAATATTCTTTCATTTAAAAATAATGTGTTAACCTAGCGACTTGTCCAGTTTTTTTCTCGTGAATAAATCCCTCACAAGCCAAGGGTGCGCCAGTAAAACCCTTTCTATAATGCCAACTATCTGCTGAAGATGGTGATCTCATATATTCTACAGTAACTCCTATAAAATCTTTAGCGTCAAGCCATTTGTGTTTAACTTTGTGGTGTACGTGATGAAGATACCAATACCTGTGAGTAGTTTCAGACCAGAGTAAAGGCTTCTCTTGTGCCATTAACAAGGGTAAATTAATCATCTTAGCCCCATCTCCATGCTCTAAACCTAGTAAATTAGTTCCGTACTTATAATACTTTCTATGTGCTACACTTATATCAAAGGTAATGTCTTTAGCTTTTCTAAACCAACTTTGCAAAGTATGAGCTAAATGAAATCCTGATTGATAGTCGTGATTACTCATACTGTGTACAATGTCTACAGGGGCTATTTCCCTTAACATCTCCACACATTTAACATACAACATCAAAGCTATCTCATAATGCTCCCACCACTTACCATCTGTATCTTGATATGTTCCCTTAGTGGTTGTAGAATACACATTATCTATATGTAGTATATCGTTACCAATACAAAACAAAACACGATCTATATCAAAACCTTCAGCTTTATGTATAAGACCAGCCACTCCTTCTAAAACTCTATTTACTGCTATCTCACAGTTATACTTTTGATTTGTTTCTACTTCATTCGCATACTTTCCTATATGTATGTCAGCAGGATTTATAACCAACAGGTGAGTCCCCTTGGTTCTGGGTATTTGTTTGTATTCTGGAGAGTAATTAGATATAAAATCATTGACCTTAGAAAAAATTTGGTCTTCGTCTAATCCTAAGTTTTCTTTAGTAACAATTGAAAATCTGTAATCTCCACTTCCACTTTGCCAATGCTTAACGCTAACTACATCTTTTTTATTTATCCCCCTATTACTTAAGTGAATGTCTAAAGCTGTATTGTCATTTATGTTTTCTAAGGTATCAGCTCTTCGCTGTAGAATAAGATCAACTTCATCGTGAGAAAGTCTAAGTCTTTTCCCATAACCTTTTCCGTCTGTTTTTATTTTAGATTTCATCAGATAAAGATTGAATTAAATCTGCTAAAACTTTAATTAAGTTTTGAGCTTTTTTTTTCGCCTTCTCGTGATCTCGTTCCATAAGGTCTTCGTAAATATCAGTTCCAAAGTCATGAATACTATTAGCTACAAAATTAATGTGGCTTATTGCATTAACATCTTCTTTAGAAATTTTAGACATTTATTTTTTCCTTGATATTTTTTACAGTAGTTTGGAGGTGTTCTACTTCCAAAGTTAACAATTTATTAGACTTCACCAAATTATTGACAGTCTTTTTTAAATAAACTGGATCTAACTCAATATACTCTTGGCTTTCACTTTTCCATACCTTTAAAATTTTTCTGTAATTATGCCTAAAAGACACATCAACTTCTACTTCATCTTGAAAATTATCCAAAGATGCCATAACTGTAGCGTGATTCATATTGAATTGACTGCCTATAAACTGATAAGTCAAATTCATTTCTTTTCTCATAATAGCGTAACAGATTGCTCTAGCTTGTATGTACATTACTTTTCTACTTTTCATACAAGGATCTACACCAAGTACATCTTCAACAATCCCTTTAAGGGCATTAGTTTTTGCAATATTCATTTGATTTTATATATAAATTTAAATTCATTAAGTCAAGATATTCGTCTATAGTTATTAAATCTATATCAGATAAAATAGGGTTAGACCCCAATGGTCTTACTAGCTCTAAAGCAAAAGCAATTGGTTCTTTTTTATAAATAACTAGACCACCGACAACAAAAGAAACTAAATTGTCACTTGGTATATATTGTAAGTTTTCTTCAATAAACTCAGCTATAGTTACACTTAAGTCATGATCCATTTCCTTTAGGCTTTCCATAAAGAAATCATCTATATCATACTTACGTTCCTTTGTAAACTTCTGTTTTGACTCCATGCTTTTCTAATTCTTTTAATCTGTACTCTTGTAATTTAGATAATCTTCCATTTTTTGTCTTGACTTCTGAAAATAATACATCAGAGCCTGGAGGAATAGCAAGAAGATCTGGTATACCATTCTTATTTGTTTTAATAAGTTTGAGTACATAGTATCCTTCATCTTCTAATTCTTTTATTCTTTTGCTTTGTATTTGTTGCTCTGTCATCCGTTTTTTCTATAGTCCTCTAAAAACCCTATCAACACTATAATGTTCATTGATAAAGATGAGATAATCTCAACTGCATCGTGAAAATCATGAATAGATAAATGTATATGTCCAACCACCCAAAACGGAATAGCTAAGTTTTGACTAACCCATATAAGCAAAAACTTTAAGAACCTCATTTTACAAATCTAACAAATCTCTTTTAAAATGACTAAGGGTATAATCTTTTTTCTTTAAGACTGCTTTGTAAATTTTATCTTCAATACCTTTTTCAGAAAACACCCAGTAGACTTTATTGTACTTCCTGTCTTTAGTTGTCATCCTGTCTCTTGACTGCCAGTAAGATGTAGCACTAAAGTCAATATTGTAATAAACTAAAGCTTCAGCATTTCTTAAACTTATTCCCTCTCTTCCACTAACAATTTGTAACGCTATAATCTTATTTGTAGAATTAAAACAATCTAGATCGACACAAACATCATCGCCAAACACGTGCTTGATGGCATTTAATTCTTCTCTAAATTTATAAAAGATGGCAATTTTTTTATTTTTAAAATGAGTTTTTATAAACTTTGCTTTTTCATAATCTAATACCATTGAATTTCCTGACTCAAATTTAACTGTGCCTGAATATATCTGATGTAACTTCATCATTAATTTAACAGAAGAATCAGCAAGTATTACTTCATCCTTACCTTCAACAACCAAATTCTTTTTTAATTTTTTAGCAATATCTCTAGTATGGTCGTTCATAGGAACTCTTAATATTTCTTCAGTAGTTTCAGTAATAAACCCTGCTTGTTTTTGAGAGTAGTTAATTGTATAAGGTTGCATAAGATCAATAATCTCCATTCTTCCTGCACTATAATCATTAACAACTAAACTGCTTAGTTTTTTTTGTGTAACATCTACGTATCTTTTAGAAAAAGAATAAAAGTTTTTGTGAGTATTAAAAGGATTACTAGCTATAGAATAAACTTGATGATACATTTGACTATAAGACTCTGGAGTAGGTGTACCACTCATTAATATAACACTAGCATTACGATTAACTCTAAGCAACTCTTTAATATCTTTTGCCCTCTTACTAGGCTTTGGGAATTTACCTAGCCCATGAGCCTCATCTAAGACAACACCATCATAAAGTTTCCACGCAGGAAGTTTATGTAATGACTCGTAATTTATAACAGTCAAATCAAAATCTGGATTAAACAATGCGTAATCATCTTCTATACTGCTTATAGCTTTTTTCTTAGTCACAAACAATACATTTTTAGATCTTAACTCTTTTAAAATGCCCAGGCTTGTCAAAGTTTTACCTGTCCTTACTTCCATAGCTAAATATAAAAATCCTTTTGTTTTGATTATAGAAGATCCTTTTTTTATTATCTCTAGCTGGTAGTCTCTAAATTTCATCTCCTCGTTTTTTTAAAGAAAAAGTAAACCACTTACCAATCATATCTCTCCCACTCGTAGTGGATAAATGATCTTTATATGCTGCATATGACAATAACCATTTGTTAAATTTAGTTCTTGATATAGCATCCTTACCATACGCAGGTATATTATTCTCAGTTGTATAATCATTATAAAAATCATTCATATACATTCTCTTATCTATCTCAAACTTATCTTTCTCTGTCTTGTTTAATATACCACACCATTCCATAAAATCGTAGCTTGTTTTACGACTTAATTTTCTAATTTCTAGGTTTATAAAAACACTTTTAAGCAGTCCATTACGTAAATACAATTGCAAATTAGAAATCATATAGTTATCAAACTGACACCACTCATCATCATCCCACTCTCCAAACATTAATTTACCAAACTCTACTAATGGTGTAAAGTCTTTTGTATAGTGTTGTGTTAATTCTAACTCCCATTTTCTACGTTCAAAACTTGTACCCTCTCCATTAATAGCGTAATTTGTAGTAATAGCAACTTTAGGAGATTTAGAAAAAGGTATTTTAATTGAGTCTTGATTTTTCTTCTCAAGGGTCAAGCCCTCTGTAACTACAGAAAACAATCTTTCAAAGTCAAAAGATTTTTTTACATCATCAAAACACAATATCTGAGTATCAGCAGAGACTAATTGATAAGCAAAGCTTTTATCAAAGTTAAATGATTTACCATCTATTACTACAAGTTTTTTCATATGTGACAAGCCATTCATAAATAAACCTTTACCAGTACCACCCTCTGGGTTTTCTGAGATGACTTCATCGTTTAAGATAGTAGCAGGGCTATAAGAGAGATTCTTCCACCCATGCAGTAGGTATCCTATTGTAGACCTCATAGACTCAATACGCCCTGCATCACTTTTACAAATATTAGATATAAAAACTCTATAGTCACATTCTTTTATATCACAAATATTAAATGTTCTATCTATAACGTGGTCTTTCCATACATAACCACCTAAATCTAGATAGTCTATCATAAGAACTTTATCTTTAGTTATTTTTACTGCACTATTTTTATAATATAAATACGCAGTATCTTTATTGTCTTCTATAAAGTATACATCTATAGACGCTAAAAGAGTCAAAAACTCCTCTCTAAAATATCTTGTGTTTTCTGCAAAATAATTGTATACGCTATAATCATCTATACCCTCTAAATAATTAAGAATAAAATCTTTTAATTCTTTTTCTGATGTATGATCAATAAGATTATTTGTTACTCTTACAAAAACATAACTTTTACTACCCTCTGGATTAAACTTATAAAACCCATTCTCCTCTAAAAAATTCTTAAATAAGATATGTACTATTTTAATAGTTCCTTTTTCATTCTTTGTCCAAAATTTGTGATTAGCTTGTTCTTCTTCAAGTTTATTAATCACATTATCTGCTACACCGACCTCAATATTGGACTCTTTTAATTGAGATCTAATTTCTTTTTTTGATACTCCACGTTTTAACTTCTCTCTTACTTGACTTATCCTATCTTCATCTTGATAATACTTAGTACCAAAGTTGTGCTTGTTAGAGTAAGCTGAACGAATTGTTCTTCTTACTTCACTCTCGTTAAAATCTTTTGTAGCAAATCTATTTATGATATATTCAGCTAAAGTTTGATTAATTCCAAAATCATTAAAAGCAGCAGCTAATATGTATACGTTGTTATTTCTTTCTCCATCTACCATTCCATACTTTTTATTCCACCACTTTAAAAGTATTTCTACAATTTTGTTTTCATCTGTTATTGGAATTGTTGGCATATCTTGATGCCTGGTTACTTCAGTATATTCTTGCACCTCCACACTATCCCATATGCTAGAAATAGTATTAATATATATTAATGGATCATAGGACTCATAACATACTCTAGATACATTTTTAGATGTTGTATCAAAGTTAGGAGAATCAAAATGTTTTTGTAAAGCTAAAAAATATCCTTTATGATTATCTACATTAGTTGGGATCTTAACTAATGCTTTAAGTCCTAGCCCACTTGGACTTACAAAAACAGAATATACAAACTTGTTTTTAGACAATCTTTCTTTCTCTTGCAACAACTCTTTATTAGATGTGTAACCATCAAAGTCTAAACAAATCAACCCACTATGCACGTTAAGTGAGTTATCATTTCTTTTTGTAAATTGTCCACTAAAACAAATTGCAGGTAATAATTGCTTTATTAAATTTCTTTTGGACTTGTCTTTCTCTAGTCTTATTCTTTTTACTAAATCTTTTGATTTTCCTTCTTGTATCCTTGATAATATTTGCGAAACATCTACGTAGAAAGGCTGAGATGTATTTTTAATGTTCTTAAATATGGTGACTTTCATTTAATTATGTTTGATTTATGTTAATTCAGTTTTGTGTAAGTGCCTTATCCTTAATTATTAATGACAGAATATGTTGAAATGTTAATAATTTGATAAGAATGTGAAGATATATATTTTTTTTATAAAAAAAAAGAATAGAGAGCAAATATTTCATTGCTCCCTACTCTTGTTTTAGCTAGAATGGTAAGTCTGGCTCTTGCTCAGCAACTTTCTTCTCTTCCACCTTTGGCTCTGGCTTCCAAGTATCAATTGCTACATAATGAGTCTTTCCATATTGGTCAGCCTCACGTTTTTTCTGAACTATAAGTTTGACATACTTTTTTCCATTGTATTCAAACATATGCTCTTGAGGTAAGTCCGTTAAACAAAGACTACAAGCAACTTGGTCTCCATCAAATTTTGATACCCCACTTCCTACATAAATTTTATCCATTTTTATCTATTTTAATTGTTTGCTCCAATTGATTTATTGTTGCGATGATAATATCTGTCTTATCATCAATACTATTAGCAGACATTGGAACTTGAATCCACATAATAGTATTAGGAGGTGTAAAAAACTCCTTTATTGTTTTAAAGATCTTCATAAGAAATGTATTGATTAATATCGTTAGTCTTAAATTCTCCGAAAAACTGGTCATAAATTGTTATAGCTAATTTAACCTTGTCTCTTCCTCTATCTAAAAATTCTTGAGTTGGATTAAATATCCCCAGTTGATGCGTGGCCTTATCAACCACATAAAACTGAAGATGCCTACCAAATAATTGCTGGTAAATATAAGCTTGACTATCATAATTATACTTTCTAGCACTATACTTAAAGTCTTTTATGTTAGATGTAGTTTTTATATCTATAAGGCATTCATCACATACAATGTCAGCTTTACCTTTAAAGTCCATACCAGCTACTTTGCCAACACTAGGTACTTCAAATTTATTGCCGATTTTATATATGTTCTCACAAAAATCTATATTGCTTTTCATAGCTTGTATACATTTATCTATATTATCTACCTCAGACTGCAACAGCAAAATTTCTTGGTCTGATTCTGCTACAGCTTCCTTGTATAGCTTTGTATTTCTACTTGCTACTGGCAGAATCTCATAGTCAGATAACTTCTCTGGCTCAAGCATTGCGTGGTGCAGATAACTACCCTCTATCATTGCCTTTGTAGTCTTTTGAGGTTGTCTAAATGTTTTAGGATCGTTTAACAACGAATACAGGTCAGAGTTTGACAACCATTGTCGCCCATACTCTCCATAATACGCCTTGTCATCTTTAAGTTTCGCAGATATTTTAGCTACTACTTCTTCGTGATAGTTTACTGGTGCTTTGAATTTTTTCATAACTATACGTGTTTAGACATTTCCCTCTTTACAGAAGCTTTAATCTTGTATCTAGCCTCAAGATTTTTTACAATTTTAGGTAAACCTAATTGCTTGTTTTGAGCAATATAACCTAATATCCCATCCCACTTCTCATCTCCAATGTCTAGTACCCAATGCTCAGCTTTTTTTGGCTCAGCTTTTGGCGTTGATTGAGGAGTTGAGGTATATATTTTTGCATCTGTATCAGCATCTGTTATGATGCCTAACATAGATGATAAAGCATATCTTCTAAAATAAGTTAGACCAGCACCTACTGACTGATATTTATTCATACCTTTCATATCGCAGTCTGGTATAGTAGTGCATCCTACAATACTTTCTCCAGATGGATGATGAAACAAAATTGTCGTAAGTCCAAGATAGTTTCCCTCTCCATCAACGATTTGAGTAAACCCAAGATTATGTTTTTTTAATATAGGGTTAATTTGTGTTATGATATGCTCAAGCTTAATATACTTGTAACCATATCCATCAGTACCTTTTAATAATACTGGAACTTCCTGCTGAAAATTAGCTAGGGCTTTGTAAATGTGTTTTTTTTCCATTTGATTTGATTTTAATTAATTTATTATTGTGTTTTGAGTATTTGATTAAGATACTCTCTCTTCTATTTTTTAAATTCTGAATGTGCTTGTCGTTTTTTCTTGTGTTTACCTCAATTTTCATCTTACTTTCTATAAGGTTTAACTTATGTAAGCAGTTGTTCATTGCAGTCTTTATACATCCGACTTTCCATCCCTCCTTTAAAATTATTTTGTACTCTTCATCACTAAAGCTACTAAAATAGTCGCCTCCTTTGGAGCAGTTTAATATTTCTATGTAATCGTTAAATTTTTGAATTTTAACTCCCATATTAATTATACTTACGCCATTCTGTAATACTTGATGTATTGCAGTTTTGTCTTCTAATGCTTGTATGTATACTTCTTTTATGCTAAACATTTTCTTGTATCTTATCTATCATGTGTTGGTAGTCACTATCATTGTCTATTAAATCCTTTGCTTTCTTGTATCCGTGTATAATAGTAGTGTAAGCAACATCTAGTCCAGCTTCACTCATAAATCTTTTGATATATGCCACTCGGATAGGTCGTTCCATACATAGGTAGTACAACATTTGTCTAGCATCTACCAGTTCTCTTTTTCTGCTTTTTGTAAACACATCATCAAGTTGCAGATGAAATTGTTGTGCTATAGCAGTTGCATAATTGTTAAATATTTCTTTTTTCATTTAATCTCTTTTAGTCGTTCAATTTCAAATTCTAGATGGGCTATCGCTTTCTGTAAGTCTTGTATTGGAGTCTTATGCTTTCTTGAACTACGGAGACAATAAGTTACTGCCGTGCCAATGTTGTAAGTGCAATCAAAATCACTAACCACATATCTTGCTTGGTAATTTCTTTTAGGATTCGTTCCTATATAATAATGTGGAACTTTTTCTGTTTTAGTTTCTTGGCTCATAATAATTTTTTAATTTGTATTTAGACATATCATTGTAGATTGTTTCTACACGTTTTTGTCTGTATTTGGGAGTCATATGGACAATTTTACCATTAGTCTCAACTTGACCACTATACCTAAAGTAGTCGTCCATATTAATAAACATTGAGTCGGTTAATTCTTTTAAATATCTTTTTTGTTTTAAATCTGAAATAAGGTAGTCAGTTAATTTTTTCATATAATATGATTAAAAAAAGAAGGAGAGTTTGAAAGAATAAAAAAATCTAATTGATTATTTGGCAATATGCCGACTCTCCCTCTTTTTATGTTAATAATTAAAATAACCTTTGCGAAACTATACAAAAACTTTCGTATAATCTAAACAAAAGAGTTATTTTTTCTTTTTGGATTTAAGAAAATCTTTTAAATTAAGTTGTTGTAACCACCTAATAAATTTATAGTTAGGTTTAGATCTTAACTTCTCTTTTAAGATTCTTCTCTCCAATTCGTTCTCTCTGTCGTTATATCCTAGCCCCATATGATTGGATTTCGTTCTTGTCTTACCTCTACGATATCATCGTTTGGACTTTGGCTATGAGACTCAATAGTTTGTAGGGACTCTCTAATGGTTTTTCCTAAAAAATCACTAAGATTGTAGGAATAGTACCATCCAGTTTCAGACACTTGGTGTCCATCATCGTGTGCAACCTCTAAAAAAGCAATCTCGCAATAACTTGCCCACCTTTTACCAGACTCCTCTACCATATTAAACTTATGTCCTTTTCCAAGTTCAGTTTTATCCCAAGAAATTTTGTTTAAATCGGATTCCTTTTTTATAACCCCTAATTCATCTATGTAAAAACATATCTCTTCACTCCATTGAGGTTGGTCATATTCAAACGCACGTATACATACGCCATCTTTATATTCCATATTACCTCCCCATCCCTGTTCTTCTTCCCAGTAATATTCAAAGTCTGGAATTTTCTTTGCTAATAGTTCAATTATGTCATTACATAATGGACTCCAAGCAGTTGTAAATCTGTATGTATGTCCATCCATATCGTTGTCATAACATCCCCATTTAGTTCCGTGATGAAATACTGACCAATCATACCAGTTGTCAAACTGATACTTGTCTTTTAAATCATCAGACATTTCTTGAGTTAGATAACGTGACCAATGGTCTGTAGCTTTACTTTCTTGATGTTTGTCGTACTCTTCTTGAGTTACGATTCTTGATGGAGATGTAGTGTCTCTCAGTTCTTTAGGCATTGGGATTAAATATCCAGCAAGACCTCTCTCTCCCTTTACCATTTCTTTTAGGAGTTCTACTCCTTCACCTGTTGAGGGAATAATGTGACAATAAACGTGATTAGGCATAATTTTCTGATTTTAAGTTAATAATTAATTTATGATTAGCTATGTATTGGCTTCTATCGTTTTCAGTTTGAAAATACTGATACGAGGAACTACTTAAGTAATAGACATAGTACATTACTTGCTTTCCGAGTTTGGAAAAGATTATTTCTCTTCCTAATTTAATTTCATTCATATATATTTAATTTTGGTTAGTACCTAGAAAACCCCACTACGTTTTATAGTAGTGAGGTAAACTAGGACTAAACAACAACAATTATTCTTCTTGTTTATCTGCCCATTTACAGGCATTATCATATACACTATCATCGTACTCTTGAACAAAGTCTACAAAATTTTGAAACCATTCGTATACTGGATGGTCAAAGAAATGTGGATTATCCACCTCTCTAACCTCTATGTCATCATCATACTTTAATCCATTGATGGATGATACTACATAAGCATTCGCTTTGACAGAATCACATAGTTTTTGAATCTGTTCTATGTCATCTTCAGCTTCCCAACCTTTGCCGAATAATTTGTCAGCTAGGTCTTCTAATTTGTTTTTAGATACAAATCCATATGTGGAAAAATATCTTTCAGTTTTAATATTCATATTCTCAAATGTTTAGGGTCATAGTTCTTACCATCCTCGTATTCTAAGATTGCGTAAACATCTCCTTTGTTTTCATATGCAAACTTTATTGCATCTTTTTTAGTTTCAAAGTCATAGTCATTTTCTATGTAATCTCCACTATCTGTGTACTCTCGTAATTCTACTATATAATTTGGCATTTTATTTATTTTAATTAATTATAATTCTAGTTCTGACTCGTTAGCGTGTTCTATCCAATCTGTATCATCATATTCAGATAAAAAAGGTTCTTCTAAATATCGTGGAAATCCACTATTTAAATAATACTCTTTTACTTGCTTGACATTGTAGCCATTATGTGTTTCTGATTGTTCACAAAAGGTGTGAATCATATCCAGCAGTTCCTCTGCTGATTCTATAATTGCATTACACAAGTCTTTTGGTATCTTGCTTCTTTCGTGATTACCCTTAAGTCCTTGTGTACCAGTTCGGCTACCTCTTGGTGCAGAGATATGACAAGGGTCTCCATTCTTACACATAGCTCTTGGATACCAATTTGTATCATTAGTCCATATGTCTGTAGGTTTCATTCTTGTATCTCCATACTGACAATAAGTTATTGTCATTCTTTTGTGCTTGAATTTTTTCCAATGGGGTGCTTTACGCATTTTACCTCTTGGATTCTCAACATACCATATAAGGTTAGGGTTTTCTTTTAAGTAAAATTCTATAATTTCTAAAGTTTTCTCTAGGATCTTCAATCCTAATAAGTCTTTATCTCTAGGTTTGAATTCGTGACCACTTACCCATTTTTTACCTATACAAGCTACTGAGAAGTCTGTACAAGGTGGTGATGCCCAGATAACATCTGGAACGTAGAATTCACCTAAGTCTCCTACTTGCATTTCATTTAATCTGTAGTCCCAATCTAAGATGTCTCCTACCCAATTAGTATTTGGATAGTCTACATTGTCAACAGAGAATACAGAGTGTTCACGTTTTTCAGCTACCTTGCCGATACTACGTGAGCCACTAAATAATTCTAGTATTTTCATAATATATTTACGTTTTGATTAGTACCCAAAAATCCCCAATGCATTTACGCATTGAGGCATTGGGAATCAAACAATTCTTTATAACTTATAGTGTAGGGATTGTATTGTAATTTTTTATGGTAGTGAATAACGCACCACCATCATTGCCCTCATCATCCATAGATGAATACATCCAAAACTGCTCTCCATTTGGCTTTGACATTAACATACACAATGGAGATTTGTACCATCCCATATCATCCTTTTCTGCTTCGGTCATATATCCTACTTTTAATATTTGACATCCTACTAAGTTATCTTCAGCTAGTTGAGTCCATTTTTCTTCTATCTTATTCATAATTATTATTATTGGTTAGTACCTAGAAAACCCCACTACGTTTGATGGTAGTGAGGTTATTTGTTTAATGAAATATGTGCATCATCATTACAAAGATGCTGAACATAATAGTGAGGAATACAAGCCAAGTAAGGGTCTCTAATGGATTCTTACACACCTCTCTTATCATATCTATGTGAAACTTTATAAACTCTCTCATAGAGGACAATTTCTGTCATTCATTATCTCTTCTTCTATCTCTTCAAATCTTGTTTCTAAGATATCTGTAACGCAATCTCCATTGAGTTTTAATGATTGAATTTCTACTGACTCTGGAAATGATGGTGTGTCATAATCTCCATCTTGTTTTGGTATCACATCATAATATACATCTACAATGTTGTTGGGAGTTAATTCCCACAACCAATGATTTTGCTTTATCATATTTGATATAGTATCATCTGTTACGCATAGCTTTTTATTTGTAGCTAAATCTTTTACAAATTCCTCGCACTCTGCAAGGTAGCTTCCTAATGTTCTTTCTTTATTATCCATTTATAAGTATATTTTAAGTGTTTGTATTAATTTTTCATTCTGAATCACATAATGTTCCAGTTCTTTGATTTTTCTTTCAAGTTCCACTACCTTTTCTCTTTCATTGTCTAAGAGTTCTAACACATCAGCTACTACATATTTAATAATAGCATCTGATGGTTTGTAGCAGTATTTAGTGCTATCTAATTTGTCTTCCATATTTATTTATTTTTATAATTTCTAAAATATTTAATTATTGTACCATTCTGTCCATCATTAGATGTAAAAACGCACCTATCGTAGTAAAATTCTTCTACAAAATAATCATATAGTTCTTGAATACTCTCTATTCGGTTACGATATTGTGCATCTTGTGTTCTGTAATATATTTTTACAGGTAAAGGTGTTGTAACCTCCCTTATCACATTACCATCTGCATACCACTCTCTAAATTCAGTATAATGGGCTTTGCCTATTATCTGTTGGTCTATCTCGTTAAATTCTGTGTTCATATTTTATGTATTGATTAGGACTATGCTAGTTGCCTAACATAGTTTCGGATATTGAATCCATCATCAGCTAATCTT